GGGTCATTGCCTCCACGGACGCGAGTAATTGGGACGCTGGCATCCTGAGAGCGTTCCAGTGTGGGTGTCGCACCTTGCACTGGGTCACAATGCAACATTGCTTCCGGTTGTACTGTGCGAGGTACATCCCTGTGGTGTTCGTGATGTTCTTCTTCTTCGCATACAAGGATGGCATGTACGCGGTGTTCGTCATCGCGGGTGGCCACATGTTCATGAAGAGACATGGTGTGATCAACGGCTTCGGTAGCACGGGTTTTGACAACTGCGCGGTCAACACCGTGATGAAGAAGCTGTGGAACAACCATTGCGACAAGAAAGCCCTACGGAGGCCTGAGTACAGGGGGTATAAACTCCATGTCGTTCATTGGTACCACAGATACGTGTGGTCTGATGCTAAAGGCATTGAGCGTAACGTCTTCTGGACTTACGGGGACGACTTCGTCATGAACGTGCCGGTGGACTTTCCTTTCGAGGAGTACATGGCCTTCAATAAGGGTATCAACGTCACGCTGAAGTTCGTTCACTACACGTACGATGAGAAGTATTACATCACGCATCCAGCCGAAGAACCCGATGCGGATGTCCTCAGTTACATTCCCAGGTATGACCCCGCAGACGGCCAGTACTATCCGTGGCGGCCCGCCGATGAGTGTATTGGTCGGGCTTTCATGCCAGAAGACATGTCGGGTGTCGGTCGCACTGTCTGTGAAGCGGTCGCTACGGCGGAGGTGTGGTTCGGACAAAAGGTTGCATTCTACTACAACAAGGAGGTCCGCGACGCCCTTTCGTATGGGCTGAACGTCCTGCGGAAGGAGTACGGTGTCACCACGGTCGACACGGAGAGTGGCCGTGTTCGTACACGTGTGCGGAATGTCACAGGAGACATGCGTGCGCATCTGCCAACGGACATGCCGAAGCTCTTCTTCGAAAACATCTACCAGAAGAGCACACCTCAGGAGGACGGGCCCCTGGCTATTCGTTACCCTAACGAATCTGTGTTCGAGATGCCCGTGTTCGACGCGCACAAGAGGAAGAACCGGACGTCAATCGCACCGGCGGTTGAGCAGCTCGGGATGTTCCTCCAGATTGCGCGCGGCGCGGACCTTGGGGACAAGTTAACGAAGGCGAGCAAACGGGCGCTGGAGGTCTTCAAGATTCCCCAGTGTCTCAACGGCAAAGGGGGGGCGAAGTACCTGGAACTCACGCAAGGTGAGGCTATCAGTTCCCTACTCATCGTTGGTTCGGACCCTGGCTCTGACGCACGTGCTGCGCATGACTCAGGTGTGCACCATATTGACGCTGTTTCCAAGAAAGCACCAGACAAACGGGTGCCACGTGATTTCATGTACAAGACTG